TTGTCACTTTATATTATTCTAATATAATCTTTTTAATGGACTTAGATCCATCGATATTTGTTTCTAACTCTGCTGAACCCTTCCAGCATTTGTAGGATACTGTTTCTGAATATTGACGCTCCGCTTCACGTTTATGTCGAAGACAAAGCCCCATTGAGTCTTGAATACGCGCCTCCTTGATCTCTCCATTTATAAACATTAATAATCCTACTACAGCTTCTATCATTCTTTGCTCCCATTCTTATAATGTATTTCTCTGTTTGCGTCTTTTAATTCTTCTATATCTTCTAACACTTTATCCATTTGTTTTCTTAAAAATTCTATGTTGACTTTGTTTAAAGCCATATTCTCTATGTGTGCGTTTATCTTCTCCGTGGTCTTGTATAAATCCTCGATCATCATAAATTGCTCGGAATCTGCCGGAAGCGAACCAAGTTGACCCCGTGGCCATTTGATTCTAAATTCTGTATTCTCCGTCAAGTCTTTAGTCATTAACTCTACTTGTGTTGAAAGTTTGTTTTGCGTCTCAATAATACCGAAGTAAGCCCAGGTGCCGATCGCGACCATACAAATTAAACTAGCAACCGTCTTCATCGGCATTTGTACTGCTGCTTCTTCTGAAATTTTAAGTGCCATTAGTTATAATTATATCCTGTGTTTCCTGATTCTAATTTTTCAAATAATTTTTTATGTTGGTCCATGATTTCTTCATCAGAGTCCATCATTTTATCCATCTGATCTTCTAGTTTTAAAACTTGGGCTTGAATTCTTTGTACTTTATCTTCATGCACTGCCTGAATAGTAGACAGTTCAAAAGTTCTAGATAGACTCCAGCCGGCTAACGCCAACAAGATTCCAACCAACATTGTCATTAATTTTTCAATCATTGACAGCTTTCACATTCTCCAGTGTCATCAATTACAAGACCACCTTCGTTTTCAAAACTTTTATCTTCTGCTTTAGCGTGACAATCACAGTTTTCACATTGACAGGTGTCTTTATATTCATCAATATGTTCTCTGCCACCGCAGTGACAATCGTGATTACATTGTTTACATTTATTCATTATTGTTGCCAATCAAAAAGCCAATTAATAAATTTTTTCCATAATTTTTTAATCATCTTTTTTCTCCTCTACGTTATAGAAGAATCTATCTGAATCTTCTGTTTTCCATTTTTGATCATCCTCAACATTCCATTCAGATGTTTGAACTTTCCAATCAAATGGAACTTCATCTTTAACAGTAAAAGAGGGAATGCTCCATATAATTCGATTGTTAGGTTGAGCTGCATAATTGCCATCATTCAAGGCCATTATGTGTGCGCACTTATGTTCGTGCGGAATTTCAGAATGATCTGTATCTACTATATTACTCTCTGGGTGAGCCCAGTCAACAGTAAATAAATAAGCACCTCTGTGCCATTTTTTATCTTTACCAATATATTTTCCAGATTGTCCGTCTAAGATATCAAAAGAAGTAACAGCAGGATAGTAACTAAAACAATTCCAAAGCTCCAGCTCGTCAAGTCGCATCCTAGGTACTTCCTTGACATCGAATCCTCTTTGAATGAAGGCTGAAATAGGGAGGCGATAGAACACAGCACCGTTCTCCATAATAGCATGAAAGAGGATAGGACGTCCTGTAATCGATGCCATGCCAAAAATAATGCAGTCTTCAACTTCTCCCACATGTCCGGTAAGGTCATAAAGATATTCTCTTCTGATCTGTGAATACATCACAGGAATGTTTGCATTTAGATAGGCCATACATCATTAAAATATGATGGCGCCAATAACTATTCCCACTATCACAGCAATAGCTGTAACTTTGTGGTCTAACCATAGTTTTTGAACATGAATTTTTATTTTATCCATAGTTTCCTCCTATTTTATATTACCCCAATTAGATCCGGATTCATAGTCTACTTTGTTTGGAACTTCAAGAGAAACTGCGTGTTCCATTATCTCTTTTATCTTATCTGCATTGTCACTTACAGATATGTCCAATTCATCATGAACTTGGATATGTGGAGTAATTCCTTCTTTATATAATTCTATCATTGCTTTCTTTGTCATGTCAGCAGCTGATCCTTGTATCAATCTATTCAAAGCTTTATACGTGTAAGCTCTCTTGATCCCTGGTCCGTGTTCCGCGAGCGCTGCAGCATGTGGTAATGCTTTATGAATTCCAAATTGGTTTGGTTCCCATAGGTGAAACCTACACAGTCGTCCCAGCAATGTACGGATTTGTCCTCGGTCCTGAGAACGTTGCATAACATTATCCATAAGTTGTCTAACGAATGGAACTTTGTTATGATACTGTTTAAATAATTCATCGGCTTTTTCTTTAGATACTCCTAGTTCAGCTTGTAATTTATTTTTTCCCATACCATAGAACAGACCAAGGTTTATAGTCTTGGCCTGTGATCTAGGTATCTCTGCCATGTCTGCCACGATAGTGTGGAAATCGGCATCACCCTCTTTATAGGCTTCCATCACTTCGTCCACTCCGTAGAGATTCTGTAAAGTTGCATAATGCACTACCAGCCTAGGCTCTTGCTGAGAATAGTCAAAACAACCCCATGTATGGCCTTCCTCGGGTATAAATAATGACCTAATAGCTGGACCTAATTGCTTATCTCTAGCTGGTATTTGCTGTAAATTTGGATTAGAATAACTGAATCTTCCAGTTACTGTTCCTCCATTATCACCTCTTAATTGGTTAATTTCTGCATGAATTCTTCCTTTATGGTTATGTTTTAATATGGTATCAATAAAGGTGGTATGCGCCTTGTTTATTTCACGAGCGCGGGCTATCCGTTTCACCAGTGGGTGGGGGTGATTCTGTAAAAAGTTTTTTGTAAATGATGGAGAATTTGTTTTTTCGGTGCGGTCAAATGGTAGGCGAAGTTTTTCAAAAACTTGCGCAATGGATCTCGCTGCCCATATTTGAACATCTACTTGGGTTTCTTTTTTTACTATTTGTAAGCATTCTTTTTCTTCTAATGATAGTTTGTCTTTTAATTGGTGAGCTGCTTCAATATCTACACGAACTCCTAAAAAACGCATATCGACTAAGCAAGGGAAAAGTTCAGTCTCTAATTCAAAAATAGAATTTAAATCTTGATGATTAATTTCTTTCTTAAGTTCTTGCCACAATTCTAAAGTTATCTCGGCATCTTTTTCTGCATATTCACCAACATAAATGGCAGGGAGTTTATACATTTCTGCTTTGGCGTCAACCCCCCAACTCTTCGCTGCTTCATATAAATGTGTTTCACTTTTTGTTTTTCCGGTGTATCTTTTAGAACAATTGTTTAAGTCATAACGCATTTGATTTTCATCAACAAGTGCCGATGCAATCATCGTGTCCACAATTTTACCGTTAATACTTAAACCGAGCGCTCGAATCCAACAAACGTCGTACATGGCGTTGTGAAATATTTTTGTAGCTGGTGTATTTAAGACTCCTTGAAACCATTTTAAAACTTTAGCTCTATCCATATTACCACCACCTTCGTGGGCAATTGGATAATAACCAGACCAACCAGTTACAGCTAATGATATTCCTACTACATCTCCATTCTTAACTACAGATCCAGAACCCATACGTGTATTTAAATTAGGATCTTTAGTTTCTAAATCAATTGCTATCTCGTCATGTTTAGATAGATCTGGAAAGTCTTCTGGTGGCAGCCACTCTGTTTGTGGTGCAAACAATGGTTTTTGTATCATTTAATTATCCCCCATGAGTTTGGTTTTTTTGGTTTTTCTGGATAGTCACGATCAATTGCCATTTGACAATAATGAATTGCTTTTTCCAAATCTTGTTTCTGTCCCTTCTGTTTATGACGACATAAATATTTAATTGCGTTTCCCTCTGCAAAGGGGATATTATTTCTATTTATAAATTCTGACGGCTGAATAACCATAGATTCGTAATGGGATCCCCCCACTTGTTTTTTATATACATCATTCATATTTTGTATCCTTTATAACTGTCTTTAGGTGAAATGATGTGTAAGTGTTCCTTGGTCCTTGTTGCGCCGACATAGAATAATCTATTTTCATCATCTGCATTTCTTTCATATGACTTCATAGTATTTTTACTTAGGTCTGTCAACAAAACTACGTTCTGTGATTCACCACCTTTCGCTGCGTGTATAGTTGATAATTCAATTCTAGGTTTTTCATTTAATTTTTCTCCATTCCTTCTCATCTTTCTTAGATAACTAACTTCTCTTGTAGATGCATTATTAAATGATTCAAACCATGGGTCTCTAGTATTTAATCCATAATCTTTTGCAAGTTGATCTATTCCGTAAAAAGATCCTTTAACCATTCCTTTTATTTTTTGTTTATTAAATTTTTCTGATGTCATGTAAGAGGATATTTTTAGTAATTGATCATAACTTAATAATTGTCCTTGTCTTAAATGTTCCCAATCGACAGCAGCCATATGTAAATTTTGTTCTTTAGTTTTTTTAAATTTATTTTTGTAATAAAATCCTTTACGATATAAAATATCTTCTAGGTCTGTAAGCATATATTTAGTTCTAGCTAATACTAACCACTCACCTTCAGTCATATTGATGTGTTCAAAATCATCATAACGACTTAAAGCTCCTTCATGTATTTTTGGATTCCAGGATTTGTCTATTCTGTTTCTAACTTTATTTATAATTCCCATAGCTAATGTGTGAACTTTAGAAGGTATTCTAAATGATTGAGTTAATGGCATCATTTGACCTTCTTGTGCTATAAAAGAATTCACATCTGCTCCAGCCCAT